TATTAAGAAAGCAGTCGGTAACAACCGCCAAAAAGAAGATTAGGCGCTACATCAAACAAGGAAGACGCGAAGACTTGCGCAAGTTCTTAGCGTCATGGTCTGGACACACAAAGTGGGCAGACAGCAAGAACTTAACAACCTCAGTGGAGAAGATGCTATGCGCGGCAATGCAACCATAGTCAATTCGAAAGATGACGCACAAAACGCAGGATACACAACAGAGCAAATTATCGAAATGGCGACCATTGTGGTTCGTCACGATGATGCAGTTTATCCGGATAACTACGACACGAATTTAAAGGAATCTGATGATGGCTATATCGAACCGATTTGGCGATTTGAAGAAGAGATCAACCAAGCCGTTTTAGAGCGGTTTGGCGTAGATCAACAACTTATCTAACATTGAAAATAATTAGCAACCGCCTCACGGCGGTTTTTTTATATCTAAAAATTAGGATTTGTTATGGCCAATAAATCATTAGAAAAGAAAACGTACGAAGTGATCTTTGGATACAAAGACCCAAAAACAAAACATTGGTTGAAAGTTGGTGACACAGTGGAACTAACAAAACCACAAGCCGAGCCATTGCTTTTGGGTGCTAAGCCACGCATTAAGCTGGATACACAAACCGCTGTTAAAACAACAGCAAAAACTAAGTAAGGAATAGCAATGCCTGAGATTACTAGTTTTGACCACAATGGTATTTCGATTGAATCCAATCGCGCACCATCCCCTATGGGACCACTAGGCGGTAATGTTTTTGGTGTGGTTGGTACAGCACCAAACGCAGACCCTCTTTTCCCAAAAGGAATACCGATTCGCATTGCTAACTTGCGTGATGCTGCTCGTCTAGATATGAACTCTGAAGAATCGGGAACACTTTGGCGTTTCTGTAATTTCGTACTTTCTTCAGTATCACTTCCTATTTATGTAGTGATTGAAGAAGAAGGAGCTGATGCTGCAGAAACATTGGCGAATATTGCGGGTTCCATTGACCCAGCTACAGGTCAGCGCAGTGGTATGTATGCTCTGACTGAATGTAAAGAAACCCCAACGCATATTTTCGCCCCCGGTTTCTCCAACAATAAAGCCTTATCAGATCGCATGGTTGAAGTTGGTTTGCGCATTTACGCAATCCCTATCATTGACGGAACTAATACCAACGATGCAGACGTCATTGCTCAATCCGGTGATATGGGTCCTGCTGGTACTGGTTATGAAGCGGCATATTTAGTTGACCCGTGGGCAACCATTTACAGTTTTGCTGCAGCTTCAGATGTTCTTGTCCCTTCATCGACAATAGCTGCCGTTCCATTTGGTCGTGTTAAGCCATGGATTAGTCCAGCCTCCGATGGTGGTGTGAATATTTCAGGTGTATCTCGCCAGATTGATTACAACATCATGGATAAAGCTACTGGTGCTGACTTGTTGATGAAGAACGGCGTATCCATCTTATGTCGAACATCAATGGGTGGTTACAGCCTAAAAGGCAACCGATGTGTTACTGGAGACTTTGTTAACAAGAAAGGTCTTGAATACGCGATCATTCGTAAACTGGCAGCGACATCAGAGCCAGATATGGCTCAGCCATTAACTAAAGCCTTTATGGAACAAAAATGTGAGTCGTTGAACTCATATTTAAAAACCCTTCGTGCAGATGACACATTGATTGATGCCGAGGTGTACTTGCACCCAACGCTCAACTCTGTTGAAAGTTATATGAATGGCACATGGGCTATTGCAATCAAATACGCTGGTTACTCTCCAAACGAGCACATGGTCTACGTGTTAACGGAAGACACTGGCATTGTTGAAACATTCATTGAGGATATTTTGTAATGACAGAACGCGTATTAATGTCACGGTCAGTGTTAGTTGGTGGTTACCCTCTAAAAAATGAAATCACTGAACTGACGCCTCCTCAAATTAAGAAAAAGTATGCATCTTCGACGGGTGGAACTTTCGGTAGTCGCCCAGTACTGGTTGGTGTAGAACCAATGTCTGGAGCCTCTATTAAGATTAACGATCTTAGTATTGGCCTCGCTCTTACTTATGGTCTTGCAATGGGTGAAAAAGTCACGGTAACTATTATGGATAGTTACCAGGACTCAAGTGGTTTGCCGCATGTGGAGCAGCAAGTTTGGTATGGTGAAATCATGGATATGCCAGATGAAGGCTCAAAGAAAGTCGGCGACGATTCTGCAATGCAGTCAGTCTCGATTAACTTTGCTGACCTTATTTCAGCTAAGAAGTTGCTGGATGGCAAGACGATTCATAATATCAACCTTGACAGTGATGAAATTGACTTTGGCCAAGGCGATATCTTGAAGCTTCATCGAACAGCTGTTGGCCGACCTTAATCGAATTAATTTGTTTTCATAAGCCCTTCAACTTAGGTTGATGGGCTTTTTTATTGGATTGAATATGAAAATTGAAAAGAAAATCACGTTACTTTCTCCAGTCGGCGATGTAAACGAAGTCACATTAAAAGGACTTACGTGGCAAGAAGATAAAGACCTAACTGAACAAGCAATGGTCAAAGGCAAAGTGGATACCTTAAAGTTGTCCTGGTTACGCATGGAAAAAGTATCCGGTTTAGATGTCATCAAACTGGATGAAATGGCAACACCAGACATTAATGTCATTAAGTCATTCATTGTTTCCATTATCACCGAAAAATCGGAAGCTGTTGCTGAAGAGTTGGATATCGAATTTGAACCATCTCAAGATAAGCTTCATTTGGCACTGCTACAACCGTTAGAAGATGGAACAAAAAGTATCAAGTTGCGCTATCCAACGGGTAAGTTAACCAAAATGTTAGATCAAGAAACAAATGACGACCGTCGTTGTTTTATGCTTTGTGAATTTTGTACAGGCTTATCAGAACTGCAGTTGAAGTCTATGTCGACTCCTGACTGGAACAGCCTTCAGGATATTCTTGATAATTTTTTGCAAAAGAGTGCCGCGTTCTTTCGTTAACTGACATTGAACGCATGATCGATGTTATTCCTCTGTCTTACAACGTAACAGTGGATGACATTTTAAATTGGTCAGCTGATGACGCTCTTCGTCGTTTCCATTTAGCGAAAGCCAAGCTAGGCATTAAACAGTAGGTAGCGGATGGCCAGTAATCAGAAAAAATATAGCATTGTTCTGGATGGTGTTAACCAGCTTGGCCAGCCGCTGTCTAAAGCTGGCCAAGCAATTAACCAACTAGAGAAAAACACTACTGATGCTAATAACGAGTTAAGAAAATTAGATAAAACTCAGAAGCAAATCGCTCAGTATCAAGGCTTACAGCAGAACTTAAAGAGCACTGAATCTGAATTAAAAGCCGCTAAAGTTGCAATGGCAGGGCTTCGAAATGAAGTCTATTCAACAGGTGTGGCTAGAAAAGAAGACATCAAAAAGCTTCAAAAAGCTGAGCTGGAAGTTAACAAACTTAATGCTTCTTTAGCTAAGCAGCGGCTACAGCTAGGTAGTGTCGGTCGAGAGTTAAAGTCCGCAGGCGTTAATGTAAAGTCTTTAAGCAGTGAACAGCTGAAACTTGAGCTTAGAACCAATCAGACCAACCGAGCACTTCAAGCTCAAAAGCAAGATCTAAAAGAACTTAATGCCATTAAAGCCAGACAAGCTGCTCGCCAGGAACAACGCGGCCAGCTTATGGGTGAGGCGCTAGGTGTTGCAGCTACCACAGTACCAATGGTGATGGCCGCAGGTAAGGCAGTTAATTATGAGTCAGCTTACATCGATGTCCAAAAGGCAACGTCGTTTGATACGCCTGAAGAAGAAGCTGATTTTAAACGTAAAATGAAAAACTTAGCTGTTCAAAAAGGCATGGATCAAGTCGGCATGACAGAGATTGTCGCTGCAGCTGGACGATCTAATGCCAACATGACTCCTGAGCAGTTACTTCAATTTGCAGATGAAGCCTCGCAAATGGCGACTGCATTCGATATCGATGCAAAAGAAGCGGGTACCACGCTGGCCACATTCAAAGCGTCAATGGGTTTAGAGGGTGAATCCGCTTTAAACTTAGCTAAAACATCCAACTTTTTAGCTGACAGCCTAGCCAACACAGAAGCAAAAAACATTGCTGCAGTAATGAAGCGACAAGGTGCAACAGCGCTTAATGCTGGCTTTAATGAGGCTCAAGTTGCGGCTTTAGCCGGTTCAATATTTTCTGCAGATGGTGATGAGTCAACATCAGCAACTGCTTTGAAAAACATTACCAATGCTTTGACTGCTGGTTATTCAGCAACTGGTGCTCAGCAGGATGCTTTTGAACGTTTAGGGTTAAATGCCGATGACGTTGCTGCGAACATGCAGAGTGATGCTGCTGGAACATTAGTCGAGGTGCTAAAAGCATTAAAGGATGCTGATGATGTCGACCGTTCGGCGATTATCTCGCAATTGTTCGGTAAGGAAATTCAAGGCTCAGTTGTAAAACTAGTTAAAACAATGGATGGTGAACAAGGGCTAATCAACACACTTAAAAAAGCGAGCGACACAGCAGAGCGTGATGCCAAATGGCAAGATGAACTAAACCGTAAGAAGAATTCATCTCAGTACTCATTAGATCAGCTTGGTAGCGTATTTAACCGGGTTATTGTTGCTGTTGGTGATGGTTTCCTTCCGATCCTTGATGCCGTCACTCCAGCCATTGTTACGTTTGGTAATGGTCTTGCTGATTTGTTGGAATCAGCACCAATGGTCGGTGTTACGTTGGGAACAGTAGCAACTGGATTAGTTGCTATTAAAACCGCAACCATAGGCTGGAAGCTGGCTAAGAACTTACTTGGTTCAGGTAAAGACTTATTAGGTCAGCACCGA